TTATTTCCCCAGAAGTTCATTTACTCTCTTCTGCACCTTATCATATTCATAGCCCGATTTCTTCAACCTGTTTTTTCGATCCTCGCCATTTCCCCAATCTCCGGCTATCACCTCTCTGGCTATCTCGTCAATTGATTTCTTCTGCGAAGCTTTCACTATAGCGTTCACCTTCTCCTGAACTTTATCGTAATCATATCCCGCCGTTTTTAATCTCTTTTTTCGATTCTCGCCGTTCCCCCATCTGCCCGCTATGACTTCCTTCGCGATCACATCTATGCTTTTCTTTTTTCTATTCTTATTATTCTTGTTATTCTTATCATTACTTTTCCCGCTATTGCTGTCAGAGCCTTTCCCTTTCGTTTTTCCATTATCACTGTCAGTCTTTATCGCAGCACATTTTCTCCATGTTGCTTTGTCTATATAAGACTTGTTCAGATCAAGATTTCCTTCATACCCCGGAAGCCGACCCACAGAAGTGTACTGCCTGATAGAACAATCATACTGCCCCTCATTCCACGGATGCTCCTGATATCCAGTCTGCTCATAATCAGGATACTGAGCGACCCACAGCCTGTAGCCAAGATTTTTCACATTATCCATGGCACTCTTCTGAATATATATCAGCGGTTTTACCCTGGTTTTTCTGTACACATAATCGCACCACTCCTTGCACCACGCCCTATCGCTCCTGCCAAACTGTGGATTGTTCTGTCCCTCCCAATCTAGCACGAGTATGGCTTTGCCCACATATTTCTTACTGTATGCAAGGAAATACTCAGCCTCACTGTGGGGATCGCCACCATTTGCATAGTGGAATGCCCCCAGAAGTTTTGCCGCTTTCATCGCCTGGTCACAGTGCTTTGCAAAAAATCTGTTCTTGTAGTCCGTGCCCTCCGTCGCTTTCACTATCACAAAGTCACAAGGCACCTTGGTTATATCTATAGTATCCTGCCATGCTGATATATCTATACCATCCATGTATCCTTTTAACGGAGTCTTATTAGAAGCCATAAAATTGTCTCCTGAATTCTTTTGTCTGTATATAATATTCCAGACATTGAATCAAGAGACAAACTCATGATCATTATTCCTAATCTATACATCTTTGTACCGCATTACATTTGTTGTAGCCATGTCACCTTTATTCATGCCACTTTTCCTTATCTCCGCCCTTGTAAAACCGCTTAAATATCGATATCAGGTAGTCCCATCCCCGGGTACATATAATCGCAATGACAAATGCCCCGAAAAACGCAGCCACAGGATAATACCACGCAAATGCTATGTGATAGAATGATAGTCCAACAAAAAGCCCCACCTCACACACAATGACACTGGTGATCAGAACCTGAAAAGAGGTAGGGATCTTCTTCAGCACTCCTACCTCTTTCGTAAATTCCGTTATTACCGATATCAAAGTGCAAAGAACCGCAACAACTACAAGATATACTGCGAATCTGTCCATGCGTATTCACCTCCTTGTCCATGATATAGTTTAATGTATTCCGGAAGGTGGTATGTGGTTATAAAATATTATTGTGTTCTTAAATCACATTGACTATAATTTTGATATAACTTATACTGTAATTACAATTTTATACATACAATTTGTAATTCTTTTTAAATTAAACCTCGCATTAATGCGGGGTGTTTTACGTTATATGGGAATCTCCAAAATGTATATATACATATAGTAAAATTACTTCTGTAATAAAATAGAATAACGTATTTAACTAGGCAGCCGAGGGGTGTTACACCATATCCGTTCGAGTCTTGGAAGGGAGTGGTGCCTTATGAGTACATATGAGGAATTTATGGTTTTACTTACCATTGCAATACTTATTGTAACTATTCTGAATAATCGAAAGTAAGAAAAAAACACCTCAGCCGGCTAAGCATTGAGGTGTTTTATCTTAAATAGCTTTTCACCGGACGGATAGGAAGTATCTATCGCTCGGCTGTCTTGTTAAGTATATTATACAATATTTTAGACGTTTGTCAAAAATAAATGACCTCCTTGTTTATTTCAAATGGATTACATATTCTTTAATTTCGCTTGGTTGGACATGGAGATACTCGCAGATACGGTTTAATGTATCTGTTTTGAATATTTCACTTTTGCTGATTTTAGACACAACATTTGCACTTATCCCAGTATCTTTGCACAGTTGTGTCTTTGTTATTTTGCGTTCATTTAAAAGTGTGTCAAGTTTATAATATACTATCATGTATTCCGACTTCCTTTTATATGTTCAAAGATAGCATATTATTTGACTTTCTTCATGCAATTAAATACTAATGCACTCTTAAAATATATTTACGTACTTGTGACCGTCTACACTTTATGTAGGTGCAATAAAAGGGTAATTTGACGTTTACAGCGAATACGTCTTATGCTCTACAGGAAAATGAATCATTCAATATAGAGCTATCAGACACTCTTGAAAGTGATATTGTATTCACTTCTGATGTATATGGATATATTGATGCAGATTATGTTATTACAGTCAAGGAAGTCTACGTATATCTGAAGTCTACATTAAAAAACTTTGTAGACTTCTCGTAGACATTTGCATAGTATGAACGTGTAGACTAGAAAAATCAACAAAAAATAGAGAGCCTTTAGATCTCTCTAAAAGCCCTCTAAACCATTTAAATACTAGGTTTTTATTTAGAACTTGCCAGCGTTAGCAGCTTCCTCAACAGAAACAGCTACAGCAACTGTAGCACCAACCATAGGGTTGTTACCCATTCCAATATAAGGAACTAATATGCAACCTACTTTATCTGCTAATGGCTAAAAAATGGCTTATTTCCGCCATTATTTCGATGTATGTTTTTTCTACGCAATTTACACTTTGCCTATTTTTACTATTTATCACTCAATCTACGTGGACAAAATGTGGACAAAAAAAATAAAGATATAGTTAGGTTAATTCTTGCCAAAATGATATTATAAAACACTAAATTAACCAACTCTTTATTTAAATGGTTTTTATCAACTCATTCACTCTCTTCTGGATCTTATCCGGATTATATCTTGCTGCCTTGAGGCGGTCAATACGTTCCTGTCCATTGCCCCAGCGGCCAGCGATTACCTCTCTTGCAATCTCATCTGTGGATTTTACGTGTGACGCTTTTACCTGCTTGTTGACCTCTGCCTGAACTTTCGCATAGTCGTACCCTGCCTTGGTCAACTTTGACTTTCTAACGTCGCCGTTCCCCCATTTGCCTGCGAGGACTTCCTTTGCTATCGTTGCAATGGACTTCTTCTTTATGGTAGGCTTAGCCGTTGAAGATGTTGCAGTCTTAACCCCAGCATACTTCTGCCAAGTCACCTTGGATATGTACGCCTTATTGAGATCAAGATTACCATTATATCCGTTGAGTCGTCCATGGGAAGAGTACTGCCTGATAATGCAGTCATAAGAGCCCTCATTCCAAGGAGTCTTCTGGAATCCAGTATCGTTATTATCTGCATACTGAGCTATCCAGAGTGGGTATCCAGCAGACTTAACTCTATCCATCGATGACTTCTGAATATATATGAAAGGTTTGATCCCTGTCCGCTTATAAACGTATGAGCACCATGCCTCGCACCACTCCGTATCATCTCTGCCAAATCTAGGATTGTTGTCGGTTTCCCAATCAAGGGCTATGATCCCCTTACCTATGAACTTCTTTATCTTACCTAAGAAGAAATCTGCCTCCTTCTTGACGTCCCCTCCATTTGCATAGTGATACATACCCAGTAAGCGTCCAAGTTTGAGCGTCTTGTTAGCATGGTCATTGAAACACCTATTGAAGTAGTCTGATCCCTCGGTAGCCTTGACTATTATAAAGTCGCAAGCCACCTTAGAGAGGTTAATGTCATCCTGATGCGCTGATATATCTATTCCATTCATATTATTCGCCGCCTTTCTCTTCACTCTTTGATGTTAATATGTCTATTGCTTTATTGATTACCTCAGGAAGCGGTACACCCATGAGACCAGCGTTCTCAACAATACTGATCGTCTCATTTACAATAAATCCTATTATCACCGCATCCCGGATATAGTTTGAGCCTATCGCCAGATCAAGCCTATAGGCTATCAATACAAATAAAAGGGACATGCCCTTACGACATAATCCCTTCCATCCTGCCTTGCTCTCCAAGGCTCCTGATGCTGTTTTCTTGCTGTTGTGAAACACTCCAGCCACCACCAAGCCACTCACATAGTCAATGGCCATGAACATGACCAATGTTGCCAGTCCAGCATCCCATCCACCAAACAGGGACGCTATCACACCGCCTATTGCTCCAGCGGTTGTACATATTGCATTTTTCATTTTTCCGTCTCCTTTCTCTTATGCTATTCTTACTGCTTTCATGTAACTAGCAGTTACATTTATGTTTGCTCCGCTACTCTGCCATGCCTGTAGATAGTACTTTGTATCTTCTGTCACAGACATTATCCACTGGCACTGTACATATCCAGTTGCAGCTGTGGCTGTTCCAGGAATAACATTTGTTGTCTGGTCAAAACCATTATCTGATGTAGCAAATCTAGCTCCCAGTCTGCCTCCCTTTGATGCAGCAAATAATATCGTTCCTGTCATCATATACACACCTGGCGGCAATGTCACTGAGGAGTTTGTATTCGACCAGACTCCTGATTTTATAGCCTTTGCTGTTGTTGAATTACCATAGAATGTTTCGCCAATACGGTAACCATTGCGGTAATAATCCCCTAAAACAGATAATGATGACTCACCCGAATTATCGCCAATGATTGTGTGCTTTCCGAGAAAGACAACACCAGACTTAGCTAAGCTCATTGAATTGCCATTCGTTATGTATATACCATCACTGCCGATCACAAGCTGCCGCTTCAGCTCGCTTATACCAACTATGATATTGCCGTCCTTGAATGTTATATACTTTGAATAGTTGTCCGGGTCCGCTTCGTCAACGTTTATAAGTTTCTCCCAAAACAGCTTCAACTCATTGCCTGACTTTTCAACCGACAGGGCCTTGTTATAAGCTGCCTTTGCTGCCTCATAGCTACTAGACTTTGAAACATCGGAATAGCTGAATGTCTTGCCGTCGCTCATAATAGTCAGATCAACAAAATATAAGGTATTTGTAGAGCCATCCGTATAAGACGGCTCTGTGGTTTTCCAATTACCTCCAGGATTGATGGTTGTAGGCTTAGCTGGTGCTGTAACCGTGGATGACTGAAGTAGATAATATCTTGTTACACTCTTGACATCCTTGACATTAAATATGGTTATTTCTGCCTTGGCTTTGATCATAGCCATAGAAACACCTCCTTACGCTTCAAGCTGACATGTGTAAGCCTGAGAGTTGTCTACGGCTCCAGCAGTAACCGTATACGTCTTTGATGTAGACACAAGTGTTGCCCCTTTATACCATTTTATTGTTCCAAGTCCAGATACAGTTCCATTATCAGCTATTATCTGTTCGGCGCTTCCTTTAAATACATGTGCTGTAAGCACGGTAGAACCGGTATTATTTTTAAAGATAATGCCGTTGCTTGATGTGATTGTTACAGTTATTGCGTCTGCTCCTGCATTGCCTTGAGGTCCCCGTGGTCCGGTTGGTCCAGTATTCCCCTGTGGTCCGGTTGGTCCTGTAGCCCCTTTATCGCCCTTGGCACCTGTTTCACCTTTGATTCTCGCCCATGTATATGAACTGACGGTTGCTGGGTCTGTCGGGTTATAATCCGTGCATGTACCTATATACATTCCAACATCTTCACCCGAGTTTGACGTGAATGTTTTCCCTCCATCATTTGAATATTTTACATGAAAATATGATGTCTTACCGTTTACCCCTGTTGCTCCTGGAGTTCCATTAGTGCCGTCCTTAACAGTCTGGGTATGTGTGCCGTTTTTATCGGTGATGGTTATGGTTGTCACACCATTGGTTTTGGTGACCGATACAGTTGGGGATACCCCCTGGGGGCCCTGTGGTCCGGTTGGACCTGTAGCTCCTGTATCGCCCTTAGCACCTGTTGCACCTGTTCTCGATACTGCAAACGAAAACTTCTTACTAATTGTTATTCCATCAACAACAACAGGGATAGTCGCTTCACATGCGGTTGTCAACTTTGCTGTCAGTGTAAATGTGATTGTGACTTTTGAAGTTCCACTGTTGCTTACTCCCGCTGTCACTCCTGTTGGGCATACGATTGCCTTAGGATCTACTGTAACAACGGAACACATGTTATTACCGCAATATGCTGCTGCATCTGTTGTGCATTTAGAACCGGCCACAGCTCCCTGCGTGTCCCCAAGAAACGTATACGCCTCGCTTGACAGCACAACGTTATATGCGTCTGACACATCAAGTACTGTAATCTGATCTGCTGCTTTTATTGTTGCCATAGATTATTTTCCTCCTCGTTAATCTGTTATAAGTTCACACATGAAAGTTACCTTTGTATCTACATCTTCTGGTGAAAGAGTAAAAGAAAATCCGTCGTTCCCCATTCTTGAGTCGGCGGATGATATAATTCCATATGATTCTTCATCTAGCCTCTGCCATTTCCATTGAATATACGCAGAGCTTCCATACGTTTCATGTAACTTATCTATATCTGTTATCCTGTCTTTTCCGTGGTATATCACCACAGATAATACTGTTGATACTGCATTATTCTTGAATACCGTTCCTCTTGATGATTCTATTCTCAAAAGTGTGGTTATCTCATCTCTAACATTATCAACATCCTGCTTTATGTCGCTTAGAATATTTTCTATGTTTTGCTTGCCAAGGGTGAACTTATCTGCTGATATAGCAAGATGTGATTCTCCTTTATTGTCCACATAAAACATAACAAAATTATCCGAATCCCCGATGTTGAGCTGTCCGTCACTTCCAAGATATGCGCCCCTGGATGTATTGCTCACGCTTTCTTTTGTGCCAGAGAATAAACCACCATCAGCTATGTGCCAACCGCCGATTGTCGCCCCAAAGGCAACGAGATCGTCAACAGCAATCTTAGTTGCCGTGATAGACTTAGCTCTGATCACACCACCATCAAGGCTGTTGTAATCCGTCTGCTCTTTCTCTACTGTATTACCATCAGTATTCAGCTTGTAATACAGTCCATCTTCACCTTTGATGACCAGCTTATCCGCTATGACTGTTCCACCCTTGATGCTGTCGCCTAAAATAGTCACTCCAACGAGCGTTCCTGTAACCTTCTGATCACCGACCACAACATCTTCAATCAGTCCTGACTTGGCGAAAAACTGCTCCAGTGCAGCCTTGCCTATATTTGCAAAGTCAATCTGAGCATACTTGATGTCTGCATCTGTCACATCCAGTTTATCTGCATACAAGCGTCTGTACACTTGCTGAACATAGCTCTCAGTTGGACTTACAAAAGTCGCTTCACTAAATTCTGTGCTGCCATATGATCCGATAGCCGTTATAAGCCCGCCATCATAGCTGAAATCGAGACTCATAATCGGCACTGAATATGCTTTGCCATCTCTGCTCAATACCTGTACTATATCTCCAAGCTCAAGCCTCATATCACCAGCGAAACTGCATGTCGTTGGATGATAACTCATATCCTTTAACTTTGCATACAGGCCATCAAGGATCTCCTGTGTCATCAGGAAATTGCTTGTTGCTATTCCTGTCAGCCCCTGTCCTGATTTAATTGTATTGTTCTCATCAACAGCACATGAGATATACCCAACCTGAAACACATTCTCCTGCACAACAACATCATCGAACGACCTGTTGAGTTCAACCGAATAATCTGTTGTCGTGTACCACTTGAAATCAAGCACTCCATCCCTGTCAAATGTCGCAAACTTGCCGTCAAGGCCGGCTATAAAACCAACTACCTGTCTGTATGTGTAACCATCAAAGGTTTTTGATATACTGATACCTGACGGAGCATTCTTCATTCTGATACCTGTCAATGCCTCTATCTCTGCGCATACTTCCGATATATCACAAGGATATAAGATATTAGACAGATAATATCCAGACATCTTGTAAGCCATCCTATCGTATGCAGTGAACGTGATCCTGCCATCATCAACAGTAGGTTTCTGTGCCATGAAGTATCCCATCTTGACATACTCTATACTGTCATCATCAAGCATGAGGCCTATCTCAAGCAGAATTTCCCTGCCGGTCAGACTTATATCCGGCTGTATCATTGTGATATCAAGCTGCGTGGAGCTGGCGCACCCTATCTCTAAGGTGCTTGTACCAGTTCCGGCTATACACTTCATATCAACACTGACAAAACCGGATTCTATGACAGTGTCATCACATGTTATACGTGCTCTGAAGGTTCTGCCCTCTCCCATTATTCTATTGTCAAAGTCATCTGATACATTCGTGTACATCTGATATCTCCTACTTCTCTATCAGGTCAACTCCAACCCCTGTATATCTGTACATTCCATCACGCACATCATATACCGGGTATGTCGGAGCGCCTGCATACATCCTCTTTGTTACATATTTCTTAGTTCGTGGATCCTTAAATTTGACATCAAAAAAAGAATCATAGATTGCGCTTTCGATAAGTGCTATCTGTGATTCTGTGAGATAATTCCACTTAATTTTTAATGTCATCTTTCTCGCCACTATATCGCCGAACATTTCTCCATCCGAAACTCGTCCAGTGTTCTTGCTCCAGATCTTCTCTGGTGCATAAGTGAGACCACCATTGATTGCTGGATCTGGCATGTCCACTCCATTTATAACAAGTTCTGCCACAGTCTCACTCCTTTCTATACCAATAATGGATTCTTACCTGTCTGGATTGTCCTGTCGTTGATGTCCTTTACAACAACATCCGTAACCTCTTTTCCGCCAACGTACACCTTTATTACTGGTGTGCTTCCACCTGACTTGCCGCCATTGTTATTCGCTGCTGTAACAGCTCTATATACACCAGCTTCAATACCCTCAACAATCTGGGCATTATTAGCAACCGCAGTCTTGCCGTTGCTGAACTTACCAACAAGTTCCCCATGGTTCGCCATAAACAAACCGTCCTCCGGGAAGCCGCCGGTTGCAAATGTCGAAATATGACCAACATCAAAACCAAAAGTATTTCCGTCATATAATGTTCTTCCAAAAACCTTTATTTTCGGAATTGTAATACTAATCTTATTGAGATTATCAATTATATGAGTATTTATCCAGCCAATAACCGTATTTATAGCTGATTTGAAGCTATCTTTGATCTCCTGCACAGAAGTAGCGGCTTTTATCTTAAATGATATAGTCTTATCTCTCCACTGTGCTGATCTGCTATTCCACCAGCCACGTATACTTGATATTGCTGTGCTTGCTTTTATTCCAAAATACGAAGCCTTACTCTTCCAGCCTGATGCTAATGAACGCCACCTTGATCTCACATTTGCTATTTTTGTGCTTACCTTTATTCCAAAATATGAAGCCTTACTCTTCCAGTTGTCAGCTCTTTCTTTCCACCATTGCTTGACTGCTGTTGGTGTTGTTGCAACGATTGCTGTCAACAAGGCTGTCTTATCTTTCCAGTCCTGCAGCTTATCTGTTGCCCAATCTTTGATCTTGCCAACAGTTGCCTCGTCAAGCGCCGCTGACAGCTTCGCCGCTATTGGCAGCGACTTATCATCAGAACCGCCCCACAGACTCTTTATCGACTCCCATATATCTGACAAGGTATTCTTTAACTTGAGACCAACCTCAAGTGCTGTATCCTTGAGTTTAGCCCATACATCTTTGATACCTTCCCATATCTTCTGTGCCTGATCTGACCAGTCTGTACTCTTGATCTGATTGATAATAGCATCCCAGATAGCAAGTACCAATTTGTAAAATGCGCCTGCAACACTGATGACAGCCTTGATAGCGCCTGTAATGATTCCTATCCAGTCTACCGATGTTATTGCATCGACAAGATCTGTACCAATAGAATCCCAGTCCACTTCATCGAAGAATGTCGATATACTGTTCAGTACACCCTTTACACCCTCACCGAAGGTCTTACCACCCTTCTTAAAGTCTATCGCTCCAAAGAAGTTATTAACTGTCTTGCTTGCACTCTCCCCGGCTTTCTTCCAATCAAACGTCTTGACAAAGCCAAAGCCTGTATCTACGACATTCTGAACCGCTGTACCAAGCGTATCTCCAGCCAGCGACCAATCTGTAGTGGACAGCGTGCTGTTTAGTGTTTCCGCAAGGGACTCTCCCCACTTCTTAAAATCAAACTTCTTCTGGAATGTATTGATTGCTCCCAAAATTGTATTGATTCCATTACCAAGTGTGGATCCTACAAGATTCCAGTCTGTCTCCTCAACTGCTCCATTTAAAAAGTCGGCTATCTTCTCGGCTATGCTGTTGCACTTTTTCTGGACACTGCTCCAATCAATTGATCCTAAAGCACTGTTTATCTTGTCTCCAAGAGCCTTTCCAACAGCTTCCCAGTTGCCGCTCTTGATGGAATCCGCAAGGCTGCTTGATATATCAACCTTTGTGGTTTCCCAGTTGCCTGTATTCAGTCCGTTTCCTGAGCTGCCGCTTCCGGAGCTTCCACTGTTATCATCCAGCTTGGTGATCTGATCAAATCCAAGCAGGACATTCTGCAGTTCTTTAGCACTTGCAGCCGACTGGTCAAGGCTTGCCGAATAATCTTTCTGAGTATATACAGCCTTTTCAAATGTTGTTTGACCTGTAAGGTATGCAAAGAACTCAGCCAGCTTGTTAAATGCATCAGCCACAGTGTTCACTATACTTGTAAGTATCGGCGTTATATAGCTGAGAAGTGGCTGAAATGCTGATAATATGCTACTCTTCAGATAGGTAAATGAGGATGCCAGCAGTGACAGATCATTGTTCACAACAACCGACTGCTTCGCAAAGCTCTGCAAGGTCTCACCCATTCCACTCATAAGCTGCATAAACAGCATTGAGAGCACCATAGACTTAACCATTCTGGATGTCTGTACAAACTTTGAGCTTAATCCTGACAGCTTATCTTTAAGCGATGATAAGCCTCTTCCTATCAGTGTTGTATTCTCATAAAGTGAGAACAGTCTGCGCCCGGCACTGCCCGCCACAGTTCCAAAATTCTTTATGTGGGACACGCCATTCTGGAATCTGTGAATCAGTGACGCAGTAGCATTACCAACGTTCTTGACAGTAGATGCAAGTCTGCCAAAGAAGCCGGTAGATGTATTCTGAGATGTATTCTGCAAAGCGGCACTGAGCTGTGATATGCGTTCCTGTGCCTGCTGTATAGAATCCCTTGTCTGCTGCATATTTGCCTGAAGCATTTCCTGCTTACCGCTTAAACTTGCTGACTGTGTCGATGCCGTACTATATGCGTTCTGAAGTGATCTCAGTTTATTCTCCTGCTGAGTAATAATAGAGTTCATTCTCTGAAGCCCCTGCATGCTTCCAAAGTTTCTGCTTTCGGCACTGACTCCTCCCATGGCTGTTTCCAACTTCTCAAGTCTTCCCCATGCCTGCTCACTTGATGTATCCAGTTCATTCATCTTTTTAGTCATGTCTTCCATGGACATGAACGAATTACCAACATCTATGATGTCATAAGGAGACTGCTTAAGTCTCTCCATGGCATTGAATAACTCGTTGGCTGATATCTTATTTTCATCAAGTGTAGTCTTGAGTCTGACCATCTCTGCATTTATGCTGTCGTCAATATTCAGCTCAGACATTACTGAGGACATCGCCTCATAATCTCTTTTCAAACCATCAAGCTTTGTCTGCTGTACCTGTATATCATTACTGGTTTTCTGAACCTTCTGATTCTGTATATCGTACTTCTGATTCACTGCGTCCAGCTTTATCCTGTAGCCATTGAGGGTATTCTGCAACTTCTGGAGCTTGGCCTGTTCCGCGTCAAGAGCTTTCTGTGCCTTTTCCTGTGTTGCATCACTGGGATTTCTCGAAACCTTATACGATCTCGTCTCACCGCCATTGTTTGTATTCCCACCCCAATTAGCTGTTGGCCTTGAGTTGAATACATCCTGCATAGTTTCTTTGACTTTTTTCCATCCGGTCGTTATTTTGGCCGTTTCAGCAGTGCTCTGCTTTGATACAGTCTGCATCTTGGAATTTATCTCACCAACCGCCTTGCCTGTTCCGCTAACAGTCTTCGTAACCTCTGACATCTGCTTGTTATATGCAGCACTCTGCTCTGTGAGCGTCCTGAGGTCTTTTGACATATCCTTGATAGGCTGCGTTATCTCATCCAAGGCACTTGCTATGTCCATGGTCTGTGCTTCAGTTCCCTTGAGAGTTTCGGTAATATCTGAAAGAGCTTTCTTCAGCTCATTGGTGTCAGCAGTAAACTTGACGGATATCTCCTCTATTGTCATATTCTGTCCCACCTCCTTCCTTTTCGTATTTCATTATTTATTTCTGGCTCTTCGCCACATATCTGCGCATAATAGCCTTGTACTTCTCAAGCTCTGCCTGTCTCTTTTCTTTCTCGTTCCAGTATGGGAATATATCTGATACATTTATATCTCCATCATTCTTCCATACCCACATGGATATAAGCTCAGCCTGCCTGAATGCTATGTTGGCTTCGTGCTGGTGCTTCCTGCGTTCCCGCTCGTTGTAGATCCTTATCATGTCCACAAGCTCACCCCAGGTATAATCCAAAGCCTCAGAGAAGCCCACACCAGCTATCCTTGCTTCAAAGAGAAGCCTATCTATATCATAAGGGAGTGCTGTCTGACTTATCCTCGGAATCGTTCGCCGTTGGGGTCTGTCCACTATCCTTCTGCAGCTTCTCTACTCTTTCCTCAAGGCTGTCAAACATAGTCTTATATGTTGTATTGATACTGTTTACAACACTATTTGCCTGATCCTTCTTGATAATTCCGGAATTAACTGCAATATCTGTAAGGACCTTTGCAAAGTCCTCAGCTCCGCTTCTGCCGTTCTCAACAAGCAGATCGTAAAACTCCTCTCCATCTGTGATCTCGTTGTCATTGCCATTGTAACCCAGAGCTATGCCAAGAATATCAACCGCTCTGTCTATATCATCTACTGCACCCATAAGAGTTGCCAGCATGTTCTCTTCGTACTTCTCCTTGAGAATCTTCTGACCACCTGCTGTAAGTCTCAAGTGAAACTTCTTCTCTGCTCCATCTACCTTGAGTTTGATTTCCAATGTCTGCATATCTGCTTTACCTCCTAAAAAGGCAGGGAGACCATTCCCCCTGCCTGTGATGTATCATTTCATGTTATTGTGTTTAAAGTTTTTACGCTCCTACTGGATCCGTAACCTCCCACTCACCCTGAAGGTTTACAACTGCCTTTGCCTTAATGAGGTTGTTGACCTCGGCACCGGTAACTGTCGTTGTAACATATCCCTTATTCTTGAATACTGTCTTGTCAGGGAATGTGACCTCAACATCAACTATAGCCCCAGCATCCTCAAGGCCCTTGAGTATACGATAGTCTGAGGTTGTTGCTCCATTGTCATAGAGATACTCTACCTCCCAGCTATCGTTCTCCTGCACACCTGGAACACTTTTCTTTGACTTATCCTTGAAGCATGTAGCATCAAGTGATGAAGGTGTTCCTCCAATGTCTCCTATCTTTGTTGCATAATTAAGGGCTGTCTTGCCTATCTTGATATCAAGACCTATTGAGGCAAGTCCCTGCTTTGGTGTATCTGCCATTGTTTTATACCATCCTTTCTGCTTATGAAATAAGCCTGTTTGTTCTTGTGTCTACTTTGCTGCTATATCTGAGAGTCTTTCTGCAATATCCGCTGGCATCAACATTATCTCCATCGTCATCCGGGCTTTCGTAGTCCCTGTTGAATCCAAGATCCACCATCTTCTCATCAACCATCAGCATGATGGATATGCATTCCTTAAAGGTTCGGCTCCATATATCTATCTGAAAGCCCAAATTTTCAACAACACTGTGCATCCCTGTGCCAGTATTTGCTATCTGAATAAATGTAACCAACGGAACATAACTTATAGACTTTGGATATCCATGTTTAACCTTTAATTCGTTATACTCTATGCTTTCAAGCAGCTCCTTGATCTGTTTTCTTGCATCTATCATCTAGTGATCTTGCTCTCCATTCTTACCGCTGATTTCAGCCTTTCTACTATGTGTTCCTCATTGTTCTTCATAGCCGGATAGAGGTATGGCTGTGGTGCCTGTCCTCTGGTTAAATATCCTATAACCTCACCATCCTTCTTTATCGGGATGAAGTGATATTTTTCAGCCTGAGCCTTATCTATCTTGTCAACAGGTATCATCCATGGTGTCTGCCTGTATCTGAGGTCTATTCCCTCAATCTTAAGGCCTGCCGCCTGTCCAACAGGTCCTGTGCCAAACTCCACATATGCTGCATAGCTCGCATTGTTGTATACCTCACCAACAATCTTATCCTCTGTCTCAGTAACCCTTGTCTGTATCTTCTCTCTGAGATATCCACCATCAACAGGCGCAAGCGCTCTGGCTTCTCCTGCTATGCGGTCGGCTTCCTGTTCTACAATCTGTTTTACATTGCCGTCAATCCCACTAGCAAGTTTATCCAGAGCGCTTATGAGTGTATCTAATCCTTTGATTTCAATAGGCATATCTACTTCACCCTCTCTATGATAACAAGACGATAAGATGGATAAGGCTTGATGGATTCCACGTTGTACATGTTATCGCCCACCCTCACCCTGTCTTTTTCTTTCAGACTGATGGAGTCATCGAAAACACATCCCTGAAGCATCTCGTTAACACGCTCACCATACTCAGCTACCTCAACCTCTGAAGATATAGGACTCCACAGAATCCTCTCAAGGATTCCTGATGGATCTGTCTCATATCCATATGATTCATGTCCATACTCATCCTCTTCAACATAACTACGATATATCCCGCTATTCTGTCTCTTCTGTGCTATCTTTCTTCTTATGCTTGACATATACCCTCCTGTATCTCTTGAGGCTGTCCAGGACCTTATCAACCTGTGTATCAAAGCTCTCTCCTGTGAGATATGTAGTATTCTCGGACACAACGCCCTCTGAATAGCTCTCAGACTTTATGTGCTTGTCAGCCTGGTCTCTCTCATAGAGTATAGCTGCGATCTCGACCGCCTTTGAGGCAAAGGCTTCATCAAACTGCTTCACATTCAGAAACAGAACTATCTCATCCTTCGCCTCTTCCAGATAATCGGTAAGGATCTCATCGCTTATATCCTTATCAGAGCCTATCTTCCTCTTAAGCCTTGCCAGTGAATCCATCATGTATCACCTCTCAGTCGGTCGCTTTTGTGGCTGTCTTTGTTTTCTTCTGAGGCTTTGGCTCTTCCTCTGCCTCGGTATCCTCCACCGGCTCATCCTCTGCCGGTGCCACGCTGGCCGGCTCATCCTCTATAACAAAGGTCTTTATGTCCTTGCGGCAATGCTCTACAACACGCTCATTCCGGCAAGTGAAGCTGTGTCCTGTGATAATATTCTTTATAATAGCCATATCTGCCCTCCTACTTTCTATTTACTGTGAGAGTTGCAAGTGCATCCTTCTGCAGTACCTTGACACCACAGAGGTGAAGTCCCTTGACAGCATCTGAGAAGTTGCTCTCTGGTCTGTAGCCCTCTGTCTCAGTGATCTGCTCGGCAAATGAAGCACCAGCATTTGTACCGCCAAGTATCTTGTACTTTGTACCATCGGTGTTTGGTGTATTGTTTGATACATAGATCTGGAAGCCTGCAGCAGCTCCGATGTGTCCGCCCTGAAGGATTGCCATGTTGACATCTGTACCATTGCCAACGAATCTTGAATCCTTCTGAAGGAGTCCATGATAGAATGGCGGCACTACTACCCAACGGCCTACGAGCGGAACATTCTTCTCTGTGAGCTCTGTTCCAAGATCTACAAGCAAGTCATATGCATCATCCTTACTTGGAACAATTGGAGACTCATCACTTCCGACTGCTCCGGCAGCACCGGCTACCATGATTCCTGCAAGCAGTGAATCAACCGTATCATTCAGACCATATGCGGTTCTTGCCATAGCCTCGTTCATGAGCTTAGGGTTAGTCTGCGCATTGTCCACATCCTTGATGGCAAAATTGAAGTAATTTGCCTGATCAATAACAAGTGTATTCTGCTCACCTGTAAGCTCCTCTGGATCATCAATCTTTGCTCCTGTATACTTCTTGATCGTGATGTCACCGATCTGGTTGATCTTTACAGTATCACCATACTGCTTGATCTCGCCCTCATAGTCTCTGTTGACAAGTCCTGCATATACATGGATCTTGTCAAGATGTGCAAGAAGTCTTGCACTCCAAATCTGTGGAATAAAATTCTTTACTGACATATTTCATCGTCCTTTCTTACTTGTTCTGCTTGAGCACATTCTGCACCTCATCCCAGTGTGCATTGATCTCCTCGGCACTCATAGACTTAATGCTATCCATGGTTATTGTCGTGCCCTGGGTCTTATCCCTTGGTGCTGTGCCTCTCATTTTGTCGCTTACAGAATCCGCAACGGCTGTTCTGAAAGATGCTTCAAACTTATCAATCTTATCCGCTGTCTCTTCTGCTGTGTCGCCTGTCAGAACATCAGCAAATGAAGCATCAAGCCCTCTCTTGATCAGCTCCTTGCCTGTCGCAAGTACAAGCTGCTGTCTCTCAAATTCTTTTTTCTCAGCATCAAAGGCGGCCTTATCCTTATCAAACTGATATTTTGCTCTCTGCTCCGCTGTCATCTTCTCCAGCTTCTTAGCCTCGTCAAGGTTTTCAATAGCCTCCTTGTCCCACTTTTCCTTGGCTGTAGCAAGTGCCTGTGTGACTCTTGCGTCCGAAGCTGACTGAACAGCCTTTTTGAACTCTGGTCTTGCCAAAATCTCCTCGACTGTCATAGTCTTAAGCACATCTTCAAGTGATGCTGTGCTTGTTGCCTGGTTCTGCTGTGCTCCCTGTGTCCGTGTACCAGGCTGTGTTGTTGCCTCACCAGTCTGTGCCTGTGTCTGTGTTGTCTGCTGTGTGTCTGCCATAACTTTACATTCCTTTCTGTGTGCCTGTCAGTTCATGCCTGCCAGTAGTCTATTGATATGTCCCCAGCAAGTTCATGCCTTGCTGTTGAGGTTTTAATGTCTTTTCCTTGACAATAAAAAAGACCATGTTTTTATCATGGTCTGAATTAGCTACTATTCTGTTTCTACTCCACTATTACCCAGTCTTCAGCAAGACAATCGTTTATACTCGGCACCCACATGGAGTGTGAACCATCAACACATCTGATCTGCAGATATGGGTTACACTTGAATAAGTCACCCTCGCTGATTCCCCAGGCTTCTGCGGTCTGCTTGTTACATGGTATGCCATCAGGATATCCCTTCTGAAATACAACAAACATTCCTTTGCCATTCCAACCCTTTCTTGCAACCCTGAAACCCTTCTTGAGCATCTCAATAGCAATTCCAAACGTCATGTTGTCGCATGGTCTGTATGCCTCATCAAACTGTTTCTCCGGTGACCAACTCTCATACCCGTCTGAATACTTGACAAGATATCCCTTATCGTTTGGATCCTCGTCTGACGGTATCGGCCAACCTCGGTAGTAGTTATACGCTCCTCTGGTCATCGGTCTTGCCTCAATCTGCTTTGTTCCTACATACTTCTTCATTCTCTTATCCTCCTATTTTTGTGCATAAAAAAAGCACCCTGCTACTGCGGAGTGCTTGTTATAACATATCTAATATTGCTGCTTTCGAAATGTTTCTTTCTACTTCTCTTTCTTCTGCATGCTTTGATTTGTCTGAAAAAAACTGTAAATTCATTTTATATCATTTTTAGGTTTATTTTCAAGTAATGGTTCACTTTCTTTCTTCTCAATCACATACTTCCTGTACCACTGTGCATAACTCATATTGAACGGAACATGAATATTCTTGTTTGTCTCTGGATCCCTTGCAGTTCTCTCTTTTGTAAAAATCCCATCCTCCGGGTATGCCATGGTTGTTGATCTGCAGTTTGGATGCATAGGCGGGAAGTTTACACCTACCTCTGCTTGGGAAACGAAGAATACCTCCTTGTCCAGGCTACGGCATATAGATGATGTCCTCATATCAAGTGTAGCAAGATAAATATACCTAAGTGTCCCTGCCGCCTTATATGACATCAAGGTGCCCTGATTACAACAGTGATTCACCTCTGTGCGGATAATACGATTTATCTTATATCTTTCGCTTACTACCCTTGCCTCAAGTGCCAGCTCCATATCTCTGATACTCTGTCCTGTCATAAGGCCCTGTGTTATAACCTCTTCAAGGCTCTCTGCCAGCTTCTTTGTATTCTTCCATACCCGCTTTGAATAATTGGAGCCCGCCCAATTGGTTGCTATTGCCGCCTGTACATCCCTGTCAGCCAACTTCGTGAAGTCAAAGCCTGTCTCTGTTCTTCTCTGCTGGTCATAGATGCTCCTGTAGTAGCTCTGCTCATATGTATCTATAAGCCTGTCTGTGAGCCTGTAATGAGCCGCAGAGCCAACTTTATATGCCTGTGCATGTATCAAATCCTTTAGTGCCTCAAGACGTGATATCCGAGCCGCATAAGCCGGAGCATTGAGCCTTGCGAATATAGCCTGCCTAGCTACCTCCTCCTGACACTGTGCAAGTGTGATCATAAGATTGCGGCGCATAGTCTCCGTCTGTTTCTCATTAAGAAGCCTCAGAGCGGCATCCTGGCTTATTCCTGAATCACGTGCATACTTACCAAATATCTCTTCTATCTGTTTCTCCACAATGTCCACAGCACCATCAAAGAGCTTGTTTACATGCATGATATCAACATCGGCTCTGTCCTGAGTAAGTTTCTCAAGATCTACGGCTCTTTTCTCCCAATAGTTGTCGCTCATAGATCACCTACTCTTTCTCGGGATCCTTTTCTTTGTCATCCTTGATAGGTGTCTCCATATCCTGTGCATGCTGACCGCCAAACGTGGCAAGGTACTGCTGCTGTTCCTCGGCTTTCTGCTTCTTCACATTCTCTATAACTTCATCAACATCTTTGATGAACCAGAGCTGTGAAAGAAGTGTCTTATCGTCCACTATGCCCCTGAGCTGAGTTACCATATTGATGATTGTTGGCTTATCTATTGGCATTGCAACTGTGAATACAACATCAAGCTCTTTCTTGTCTATGAGAGACATTTCACCCTTGACATTAAGCCAGTGGTTGTACATCTCGAATCTCTTCTTGAGACCTTTCTCAAGGCTCCTCATCTTGTTCTTCACAAGCATATTCATAACCATCAACTTGAGCATGAGGGCCTGTCCTGAGCTGTTACCGGCAAAGTTCTCATCTGTCATATCAACTGTAAGGGTCATCTTGTGTATCTCACGGATAATATCATTACAGAGCACTGAAACACTGTTTTCATCAAATGCTTTCTGTATGTACTCTATCTTTCCATCCAGTGGCAAGCCATCAATGAAGCGGTTCTTCTTCAGTTCTTTCTCGTCATCGTCATCTAATGTCATACCGAACATGGCAAGTATCGAATTGACGAACTTCTTCTTGTCTGTCACTCGGTCGCTGAAAAGCTCGTTGAGTGCATCCTGCATAGGAATGATCTGTTCAAAGTCACCCTGTCTCTCATCGTTGTTCTGGTACTCCACCACAGGAACCTCACCAAAGTAATGCTCCTGTTCGCTGCCCTCAATAAGATAGAACTCAAAATTATCAAGATCACGACTCCTGTATTCTTTTGTGTTGTGATCGTTGCATACAGTGATTGAATAATACTTTGATTCATTCAGATCTTCCTGTATCTCGTAAATGATTGCAAACAACTTATTATGCTCCACTGTATTGTCACGAACCATGATGCAGTTCATAGGACTCACTACTGTACTTCGTGGCTCTGGGTTTTCATCGCTGTTGGCATATAACTGCTCATAGGCTTCGCCATATATGCCTATAGCCTTACCTATCTTGGAATCTATCTCTGATATAGTCTCATTGTCGTATACGTCCTGTATGCGGCTTATATCAAGCTTCTGGGACAAGTCAGGATCATACAGCTTCACGCTTCCATTCTTGATGGAGGCTTTCACACCACCTTCAAGCTCCTTGCGCTGTTTGTCCGCTTTATCCGCTTTGTCGCTATTGTACTTGACCGGTTCACCAAGATAATATCCAAGGCCGACATCAACCACATATTTAGCATAGTTGACATTGAACCTTACAACATCATCATCGTCATCCGCTTTGCGTACAAGAATATCATGTCTGCCCTCATAGTAATCCTTACACTTAGCCCATCTGGCAAGCTGCCTTTTATGCTTCTGTATGAGGTATTTGAAAACCCTTGAATCTATGTTGTCTAAGTCCGGTACCATTGCCGGATCTATGTATATTGCCATCGTGCATATATCCTTTCTGCCATGTGTTTATAATCCCTTAGGTCTCTTCCTTGACTTAACACGGCTGTTTCTTCGTATATCCTCTATTGAGTACCTGAGAGCCGCCATGGCATCGTCAAAGAACGGCACAGGCTCATCGATGTACTCGTTTGTCTTCTGGTCAAGCTGCCATTTCCACTGTCTGATCTCGTCATATGTGTTTGTGCAGCTATAATGTATATGTATCTTGGGTATCTGCTTCAGATAATCTATCTGTGCATGTACGCTTCCCGGCTCCTTTAGGACTCCTCTGGCTCTCTTATATCCGGCTTTCTGCCACATCTTGATTCTGTCCGGCTCTGCTGAATCACAGTACATATTTAGCTTTTTATCAAACTGCTTTTCAGCTGCCATCTGTATGATCTCGTTCGTGTCTTTCTCGTACACATAGAGTTCTTTGCAGATGTACAATTCACCATCCTTGAAAGCCACCTCAAGCAAAGCATTTGCATGGTTAAATCCAAAATCCTGTGCATTCACTACATAATCGAAGTTGCTGTGATCTGTGTCAAAATCCTCAACAACATAGTTTGTAAGGATAAGGCCACCAACTTCGCCCCACTCCCCAAGTCCATAGACCCTATATCCCTCAGGATCCACCTTCTTACGTCTCTCCATTCTTGCCCTGTATGCCGCATCAATAAATCTGTTGTTGACATAGTTGCTTGAATGTGTCAGTACATTCTCGTCCTCAATATCAAAGAAGTTTTTCTTTATCCAGTGGGTAGCTGATACAGGGTTAAATGTCATCTTAATCTGATAGAACTGCCCTGGTGGCAGCTTACCTCTGAGACGGTCATCTATAATCTCAAAATCACTCTGCATAAGCTCCGTAGCCTCTTCTATCCATACATCCGTGAGCTTTCCACGCTTAAATGTGATAGATTTCAGCTTTTCACGCTGCTTATCATCATTTACCCCTCTGAATATGATCTGGTTACAATTTGCCTTGCATTCGATCATGAGCGGGTTCTGCTTGATGGTCCAGTATTTCTCATATTTATCACCGAACATACGAAAAATAGCACCCTGCAATTCTGCAAAAGTGCTATCTCTGTTTGTTATATCTGATTTTCTTACACATAATAAATTCCTGCCTGGATCCTGAAGGAGCCTGAGTATATAGTTTGTGGCTGTGTCAACACTTTTCCCGGATCCAGCCGAGCCTTTCATAACTATATATCTTCTCTTGCTCCTGTTCACTTCCTTAAATGCAGGATTAAGCTCAACTTTAATGTTCATCGTCTGCCATATCCTCCACTTCGGAATTATCCAGAGGTGTTTCATCACCATACGACACATTTATATTCAATGTCATATCTTCGCCCTCGGTATTCAGATTGATAATATCCTCAGGCCTCTGCCCCACTGTATCCCTAATGAACTCAGCACTGGCAATTGAGCCCTTGAGAGCTTTCTGGACCTGTGCTATGAGTACAGCGTCCTGGACCGTGATGTTCTTGCCCTTTATATCTGCTATGTTCTTTATCTTGTCGATATTAACCACAGCACCTTTATGCAGGCTCATGGACAGGATAGTCTCAAGGGCATCTTTCATCTGCTTTTTTGCAGCTCTTGTCTTACCTGATTTGACGCCGCCTTTCTTGCCCGCTTCCTGAAGCTCTTCTTTTGTCATGTCCTTAAAGCTCTTTCCCATCCGTTTCACCTGCCTTTCATATCAATCTATTTACACCTTATTCTTCGCTGGCTTATATGAATATTCATATCCATACTTCTTTGCGTTTCTGCTGAGCCACTTACTGAGATCCGCATCATAGTTGTCACTACTTACCTTGACGCTATGAATGGCTTTGTTGAACTCCGTAGCCTTAAAATGTGGTTTCTTTTTAATCGTATATGTTCCTGCTCTTCTTTTGCTATATAGCTTAGGATCTATACCTCTAGGCGGCAATGCGTTTCTGCTGCTTGCTGTTACCGCCTTTTGCCCACTACCTGCCCATGTCTCAAGGTCTGCCCCACTAAAATTACCCCATCCATTCGCTGGATGATTGTGTATAAAGTGCTTACCTTCGCTTTCAAATGCATCATAACTCACACTACCTCTGGAACCCTTATAATAATGTGTCACATACCCATTATCATCCACTTGGACTCCCCATTCTCGACCACTCTTGGTGTGCTTATCATTAAAATTCTTGATAACCCTGTCTATACTTCCTGTATTCTTTGAACCATTCATCCAGGCAGGAAACAACTTCTCAGATGACTTACCTCTTCCATTTGAAAATGATAGCCCCCTATCTCCTTGCTTTGCCCTGAATGCGTTTGCTCCTCTGCCACCCAATTGCTTTACCTCCACGAAAAAAGGACACTTCACAATGAAGTGTCCCAACGTACTATAACTATGTAATATCTATTCTTCCTCTATCGGGAACCACAAACTGCTGTCGTCATTCACGCACATACATAAAGGATTGTTAAATGCATCCTCCTCAGATTCCCAAAACTCTTTAAGTTTTTTATCTCCAAGCATTCCATTCTCATAGAGGTCATCTATATTCTTGAATGTTATCTCCTCATCCGTATCATAATTAACGATTGATGCTGGACTATAATATATAAAATAATCTCCAATCCTGAATGCCTGCGCTTTCTTCATATGGTGTAAAAATGTGTCCTTAAGCATATCTCCCACCTAACCTCTCTTAAATGCTTTATTGTCATAATATTTCACCTGAATACTGTCAGGGAATTTATAACCTATATCACCGCCATATACAAGCACTCTCTTTGGCCTGATGCGCTTGAGTGCTTCTGTCATTCCATTATACCACATCTGCTTATTTTCGTCATCCAGCTTGACTCCAATAGTTGACACTGAAACAGTTCCACCCTGTTGTATTCCATCAAAACAGAATGTATATGTTTCTTTCTCAGCCCATGAAAGCGTTGGTATAACGGTAATACCCACATCCTGCATCATCTGACCGATGAGACGGCTTCTGTACACGTTCCATATCTTCATAGGCATCGGCATGTCCATGTACAGACTGAAGTCTGGAGTAAATACACAGTCAAACTCTCTCAGCTTGTCCATGTACTGTTGTGGGCTGTTCCAGATTCGCTCAAACTGGTAGTCATCAATGTAAAAATGTACTCCACATCTACGCTTCTTTGTGGATAGAACATAATTGAATGATATCAGCTCATCCGGCTCTGCATTCTGTGCCTCGATAATTGGCATCTGATAAAATCCCTCTGCCCTTGCTCCGTCAAAATCATCAAGGTTATATTCCTCGTATGTTCGCTCTCGTTCATCGCCGTAGTATCCGTCATCCTCATCATCCTCAAGCAGGTCTGGAACATCAAAACCAAAGTCTGCCATGTCAAAATCCTCTATGGCTGTAAGCTCCTGGTTGAGCAAATCCAAGTCAAAACCACTGTTCATGGTCAACTTGTTGTGCGCCAGGATATATGCTTTCTTCTGCTGCTCTGTGAGCTCCGTAAGCCTTATACAAGGCAGTTCGGTATATCCAAGCTCCTTGGCTGCCAAGAGCCTTCCATGTCCCTCTATCAGGACGTTGCTCTCGTCGATTGCAAGCGGATCATTGAATCCAAACTCGCTGATGGATTGCTTTATCTGCTCAATCTGTTCCTGTGGATGCTTCTTTGCGTTCTTGGCATATGGTATTAACTTATCAATATCAACATATTCAATCTGCATATCTGCCTCTTCCTAGCTTCGATATAGGTTCGAAGCTATACTTTCTTTCTCACTCTCTTCGGAATCACAATCTTGTACAGCGGTTTACATACATTCTTTACCTCTCCACCCAACTTTATAGTTGGCTGAAATTTATATATCTTAGTGCACTTAACCATCACCTTTATCATGGCCATTGGTAAAGCCAATCTACCAAGTATCGGATGTATATATTCAAAACTATATTCAGGTCTCACAACCTCGAATCTTTTAATCTTACTCATATCTCACACCTCAAACAAAATAGCCCAGTGGGGGAGAGAATCAATAACGACATTTTCACATTTTACGATTTAGGAGTTTACATTTTAACCACTGGGCATAAGAAAATGGACACAACCGAAATGGCAAACGGTCATGTCCCTTATGAATCAATATTTCATGGTCTATATTAAAGCATGACCATGTGTTTGTGCAATGCTCTTAGTGTGTTATGAATGTGTCGGATTTTAGATAATCGCCCCATGTCCGCTGGAACTCCTGCAGAGCCCAGCCATGAGCATGTCTTATCCAGTCATATGAATATTCCATCTCCTCTGCAATATCCTTTAATGACTTATAGTTTATGTACTTCTGATACAATATCTCCGTATACTTCGTATTACACAACTGACACATCTGGTGAACTGCTTTATTCCGGAAATCTTCAAATGTTTTTCTGCATTCATTCATCTCAGTTTCAAGGTCAACATATCTGCCAACTGTACGACTCATAGTATCTGCCACGGCACTGGACTGTACCCTTTCCTTTGAATAGTCAAATCCACCCGGATTCATTGCAAGTTCTTTCATCTTGAAATATTCATTGCTTAACCTGTCCATGTAATCCTCAAGCATTTTGACCTGATTTAGATACTCTTTCGCTTTCACCGCCTCACCTCCTACTTGTTCTCCCGGATGGTGAAATCCAAACCTGTTTCTTCCTTCAAAGTCTGTATAAGATCATCCCATATGATATCCCCATCACATATAGCCTCTGTCTTTGAATTAAATCTTTCACAGAACCTATCAAGCCTCTTCTGTCCAAAATCGAACTCATCACGTAAGACCATGCAGGACATAATCAAAATCGTGTCTATCGTATTTAACTTGATCTTATATACTGACTCATCAAGCTGCTTCTGGTTGACCTCAAGCGGAACAAACATGGCTCCTCTGGTCTTGAGTTCTTTCTCTGCTGCTTCCATGCCCTGTGTCTTGATGACATTCATCAGCCATGCAGCACCCGCCATTCTTGCTTCGTGTAGTTTTCTATCTGATTTTGCCATCCTCTCACTCCTTCCGGGTAAACCTATTCATCAGATGATTGTACGGATCTACCCGAGTCTTAAACCCTATCTGTCTTTCTCCAAGCGGATCATTGAGCTGTGCCCCCTCAAGGAAATCTCGCAATTCTTCCAGACAGTCCGGGCATAGATCCTTTGTCTCTACTACATCATCGAACACATCAACCATCCTTGTCCTTATTGCTGCTCCGTGTTCAAATGGCAGGTCATAGAACCCGCCGCATCTATTGCATTTGCCTGCATATGCCATTATGTATCACCTCTCTAGTAAATAATATATTCTTTGTATTTATTCAGCAGATTCTCCAATCTGATACAGTCGTTTGATCTGTCCATGTATCCTGCCATGAAAAATCCCTGTTCGATATTGCAAATTCTAAAAAATAGTAGAATTTTTCTCTCTGCCGCAAGATGATTTTAGGTCGGTTGTGGGATTAGAAAACGCCGGAAACCCGCATAAACTCTATGTTTTTGCGGGTTCTCGGCGTTTCTTTTATCGCCTGTATTAGTGGTGCTTTTTCGGTAAATGGTGCCCAAATGGTGCCCAAATCCCACGCGGGGCTATAAAACGATATAAGAAGCGGTAAAGAGATACAGCGGTTAAAGCTCTAAATCGCTGCTCTTTTTCTTTGCCGCGCTCTTTGCTTTCTTCGGCTCGGCTTTCTCTGCCTTTGCCGGGTCAGCCTGTTTGACCGCCCCATGATAAGCGTCTAAGACTTCTTTCTTGCGTTCAAGCCGCACGTCCACATAACGGGCGGTAACAGCTTCAAAGTTCATAGACAGTCCAAGCGATACGCCGATACCCGCAAGCGTATGTCCTAACACTTCGCCTACGGTGTAGAAGTCGCCTGTCAGTTGGTGCATATTCGTAGCCGCCGTATGGCGTAAATCGTGAAAGCGGATATGCGGCATATCCAAATCTTCAAGCAGTTTTCCAAACTGGGAAGATACCCACGACGCGGAGATAGGGGAACCGTCCGGCTTCGCTACAACAAGGTCATTGTCATAGTAAGGCTTTCCGTCCTGTTCTGTCTGTTCGCGCTGCGCTTCCTGCATAGCAAACTGTTTGAGGAAGAACGGGCGGGCAAGCTCTGTGATAGGCAGCTTTCGCCCGTTGGATTTCGGCGGTGCCATTTCCTCAATGACTTTTGTTTTCGGCGGCACCTTAAAGGGTAGCTGCTCGGAAACGTCAAAGGTGTTGTTTTCCAAATCCACATTACGCCAGCGCAAGCCCAGGATTTCAGAACGGCGCATACCGTAAAGCCCGCCTAAGATAACGGGCATTTCCCAAACGGTACCCTCGACGCGCTGCATAAGGGCTTTTACCTGTTCCGGCGTATAAGGGTCGGGGGTCTTGTCGCTCTTTCCAAACTTCGTAAGCGTGTCCTTTGCTGCGTTTGTTTCGATATAGCGGTATTTCCGGGCATGGCTCAACGCCACGCTCAAAACACGCTTTGCCCCGGCTGCGGTGGACGGTTTCAAGCCTTTGTCAATAATCTGCTGAAACATTTTGTCTACCATAGCGGGGGTAAGCTGATTAAGGGCAACGCCGCCGATATAGGGATTGATATAGTTTGCAATCGTCTTTTTGTACCCGTCGTAAGTAGAGGGGCGCAAGTTCACTCTTGCATAGCTTTCCACCCATTCATTCAGATAGCTTGCAACGGTCTGTTTCCGCTGTGAAGCGATAGACGCAATCTGCCCCGGATTATGGAGCTTTGCTTTCATCTCTGCTTCATGCTGCGTTGCTTCCTTTTTTGTCGGAAAGCCCTTTTTGGAATAGGTTTTCTTTTCCCCGTTCGGGGCGGTGTACTTGATATTCACGTCGTAAACTGTTCCCGGTCGCCCGGTCAGTACGCCGTTGCTGTCGCGTTTATTCTTAACCTGCCTTGTTGATATAGCCATAGCTTAACCTCCCTGTCGTGCCGGGGGCTTCGCTGTCGT